GAATCTTTTTCAAATATACCAATGGCCCTTCTTTTTCATGGCATTGATTTTCGTATCAATGCCAACCATCCAATTCGCATGTACAAACGCAACCACTTTTTGTTGATTTTCCTTAAATTTATTTTTTTGTTCCATAAACTCAGGCGGAATGGGTATAAGATCTTGATCATCAAAATATAAAAGACCATTCGGAAATCGATAAATATCAAACATGGTTGTTTTAAAAACTCCAGGATTCGCCTGTAGAAAATAGTTGACATAATGTTGGTCAGGAAGTTCTCTGTTCATTCCTTTAAACACATGCATTGTCATATCCAACGTTTTTTGACTACTAAAATAAAGCTGACAACCCGTGCAGTTTTGAATCTGATGAATGTCGTTTTGAAATACTATATCATATCCCTTGCCGACATATTCAGGATATATTTCATTCAAGTCTGAGAGAACCACTGTATCCACATCTAAATACCACACCGCCTTGTGTTTTTTAAGACATTCATGAATAAATTTATAGCGTAAAAATACGAACTCCGTGAAATTCGGCGTACCAAAATGCTTTTGTTCTGTCAAATAACTTTGGTTCGAATGGTCCGCCAGCGTACAATGAAATCCGTGTTTTTTTACAATATCGTAGGTTGCCTTGTCTGCAACAAAGGCCATGTAGTTATCGATGTTTTGATTTTTCAAGGATTGTAAATGGTTAAGACCTAATTCTCGAGAACCTGAATCAAAGCAACAAATAAACAATAAATCGGTTTTTGGGATGGGGTGTGGCATTTGATAACTGGTTGATGGATGGACACCTTTTTTGTTATTTTGAGAACATTGAGTAGCATTTTTGTTTGTAGATTGTTGTGAAAAAATGCTTCGATTTGCATATTGATCAAACGTAGACATTGTTTTTATAAAACTATTTATAGAATGTTTATATCAATATTCTTGGAAAGATATAAAAACGCAGATATATATTTATATATTTTGAGAACCCAAACACAATGCGTTTTATTCCAGATCAACTCTTTATAACAAAAACAAACGTGGTCTATCCGCCATTTAAAAACGGCATGTACTTGGAAGAGTATTTTTTAAATTATATGGCCACAAAAAATAAAAGCACAGATAAGAATGGTCGTCTATATATACCTGCATTATGGACGAATTTCCAAATCGAACAATGGTTCCCCCAACGTCGTGATTATATGCAAAATGTTCTCAATACATGGATTTCTGAGAACCCGTCCGCTAATGGATATTTTGTTGTTGTTCAACATGATGATGGGCCTATGCTTCGATTGCCACCCAACACAATCATATACGGCGCATGTAATGGACAAATTCCGCTACCACTTATTTATGAAGATTTACAACATAAATTAGAGAACCGTTGCAAGAATCCGATGTCGTTTAAATATAAAACAACATTGTGTTCTTTTGTTGGCTCAGTGACACATAATGTGCGTAAAAATATCATCGATATGTATCAACGGAATCCTCGCTTCAAGTTCTCGCTTCGACAAGGTTGGACGAATCAAGTTCAAGTCGACCACCAGCAACTCTTTATTGAATATACTTTGAATTCGAAGTTTGCATTAGCTCCACGAGGATATGGTAAATCGAGTTTTCGGTTTTTTGAGATCTTGAAGCTTGGTTGTATTCCCGTTTATGTGTGGGATGATAAAGAATGGCTTCCCTATAAAGATGTTCTCGATTATGATAGATTTTGTGTGAGTATTCATGTTTCAGAGCTAGAAATTTTAGATGAGATCTTGATGTCTATAGGCGAAAAAAAATATAATCAAATGTTGGCGGAATATGAGAAAATAAAACATATGTTTGAAATGCCTTATATGTGTGAATATATCTGTGGACAAAACGAGTCCATAAAGGAAAATATGGTCGATGCAACTTTGCCCGTTCCTTTGCCCGTTCCTTCGCCCGTTCCTTTGCCCGTACCTTTGCCCGTTCCAGATGCAACTTTGGGCACTGGTGCGTTTCGTATTCCCATCGTCCAACAAGAAACTAAGGAAGATCAACCCGTCCTTGATGACAAAGATACAATAAATATTACATTTGAAGCAGAACAAGAAGTAGAAACAATCGCAAAATATTGTCCAAAGGTTCTCCTAGTTGCCATTGCAATAGGCCAACAATACTTGCAACAATATAACCATGTGTTTCGGCGTAGTCACGAAGCTTATGCGAAAAAACACAAATATGATTTTAAAGTTATCGATCATTTTATTGAACCTACTTATCAGTCTAGCCATATGTCGCTTTTTTATCAAAAAATGCTTGTTTCGGACACAAACTATGATTTTGTTATTTTTATTGATAGTGATATTTTGATAAATATTAGCGCACCAGCTATCCATTTGTCGGAAGGTTTTGGTGATAATATTGGTATTGTCGATGAATACTCTCAACCTACACCAGAAATCCGTCTTAAAATACAAAAGATGATGGGGTGGGAACCAAATGCTCATGAATATTATAAGTTATGTGGTCTTCATCTAGATACCAAGATTGTTTTGAATAGTGGAGTTCTTGTGATTCAACCCAAGAAACACAAGGACCTATTAGAATCCGTTTATAACAGCTATTTGCCCAAATCGATAACGCATCAACGTGGCCCGCATTATGAGCAGACGAGTTTAGGATATGAGCTTCAAACCCAGCGGAGATATGCATTATTAGATAATAAGTGGAATGCAATTTGGGCACTACACAAGATGGTGGGCGCACAACTTGACGATTTTTTCCGAAATAATTATTTTATTCATTTTGCAGGAAACACGGATATTCATATGGCGCCGAATTTAGATCGATTGAATAGATATACATAAAAAATAAATATAAACCGAATAGATTATATTTATAATAAAACTATGACAAAATCTACATTTTTGGTCGCATTCGTAACTGGCATAACTGGCCAAGACGGATCTTATCTTGCTGAACTACTTTTATCTAAGGGTTATATGGTCCATGGTCTAATTCGTCGATCGTCTTCAATTAATACTGGCCGAATTGAACACATTTTCAATAACAAGAACCTCATTTTGCATTATGGTGATCTAACAGATAGTACCTGCCTAGTTTCTATTCTCGCCAATATTAAAACCAAATATACCGATATGTCTAGACTTGAGATCTATAACTTGGCCGCACAAAGTCACGTGAAGGTTTCTTTTGAAATGCCTGAATATACGGCCGATACTGACGCATTTGGCACCCTCAAATTATTAGAGGCCATTCGTATTAATCATCTTGAGGCCATTGCTAGGTTTTATCAGGCATCTACGAGTGAACTCTTTGGTTTAGTACAAGAGATACCTCAAAAGGAGACTACACCATTCTATCCCCGATCACCCTATGGTGTTGCCAAACTTTATGGTTATTGGATCGTGAAAAACTACCGTGAGTCGTATGGGATGTATTCTTGTAATGGTATTCTTTTTAATCATGAATCCGAACGCCGAGGTCACAATTTTGTTACACGTAAAATAACAATTGGACTAGGTAAGATTTTGCGTGGGGAGACCGATCGTCTTACGATGGGAAATATTGATAGCCAAAGAGATTGGGGACATGCACAAGATTATGTAGAGGGAATGTGGCGTATTTTACAGCACGATAAGCCTGAGGATTTTGTTTTATCAACAGGAAAAATGTATAGTGTGCGTAAGTTTATTGAGACAGCGTTTGGTTTAAATGGAATTCAGATCGCTTGGAAGGGTGAGGGTGTGAACGAGGTTGGATATGACTTAAATACAGGCCGTGAATACGTGTTTATAAATGCGAAGTATTTTAGACCTGCGGAGGTAGAACTTTTAATTGGTGATTCGACGAAAGCACGCACAGTTTTGGGTTGGGAGCCAAAGATTGATTTTGAGGAATTGGTAGAGCGAATGGTAAGGGCGGATTGTCCTTAGAGGGAACCAAATGGTTCCCCCTTACCCCCTCCTTTTACATTCAAAAAAACATATACTTAAAAATAATATTAAAACATTGAAAAAAACATAAAAACATCCTCGCAACAAAATGTATATAAAACAAAAATTATGGATACAACTTACGAACTTCCCGCCGAACAAGGATATACGATTTATACCAAAAGTCAATGTAGTTTTTGCGTGAAATCTAAAACACTTCTAAAGGCCGAACCTTTTACCATGATCGATTGCGACGAATATATCATTGAGGATAAAGAATCGTTTTTGAAATTTATCGAAAATTTGATAGGAAAACCGTATCGCATGTTCCCAATGATATTCTATGATGGCAAATTTTTGGGAGGGTTTGCGGAGACCAAGGAGCATTATGAAAAGGGCTTGGCTCATGCCTTTACAAACACAGACTTCTAAATTTGCATTTACAAATTGTAATTCACACCATAAATGCAGTGTGTTTAGGTAAATTATATATTTATAAATTCCTTTTTTCAAATCCTAATATATAGAATGTCCAGACACAGTCGCCGTTCTCACCACTCCCACAGTTCCTCGTCATCCAGTTCCAGTTCATCGTCTTCATCATCTTCCAGTTCTAGTTCCAATTCTTCAAGATCGTCTAGACGTTCACGTTCCAGATATTACTACCACTATTATTACAATGATAACAACTACGGTTATTCACCACTTCTTGCGTATTTCCTTTTACGAGGAAATAACTACTACTACAATTAATAAATCATAGTTTCATAGCATCCTCGCCGGATGTTATGAAAAACCCAAATTCGTCTAAAAAAACGGCTTAAGTTCTAATTGTTTATAGTTGCGATCATGATGGCGAGGTTGCTCCAAAGGAACTACTAAACTACTTTGATCTTGGCAATACTTCACATATCCAACTGCTTCATTATAGACACTTGGAATAGCATAATCCAAAACCAATTTATTTAATTTCTCCACCTGTCCGGTAATATCCGTCTCACGATGTTCCGCATATTGTAAATAAATACTGCGCATAATTACCTTAAGCGTGTCCATATTTTGAGGCGCTATAACAAACCGATTCTCCGATTTTTTATAGACTCCGGCACGTAACCCATTCTGTAAAATTTGAATATTTCCAGCGGAAAAATAGACCTGCGCCAATACGTTTGATTCCCAAACACCATCTAAGGCCTCCCGATATTCCGTCGTTTTGTTTTTTACAGCCAAACGTTCTTGCATTTTAAATTGAACTTCGGGACTCGGTGTATCAAACAAATTCACACGGCCATTATAGCGGTCCATGTCTATGATTTTATTTACTTGATATAGTGTATTCATATCTAAATTCATATTCGATTGGTTATTGTATAAACTTAGCTAAGAAATAAATATACTAAAT